GTTCTAGACCACAATGGTCTCAATCCAATTAAGGATTCTTATCGTCGTGCCGTTACTGCCATTATTCTTGAGAACCAGGAAAAGGCAATGGCAGAAGAGGCTCGCACTCTAAACGAAGCTGCTCCTACCAACTCTGGTGGTGGCCTAGGTTCTGGTACTGCAATTGGTTCTTACGATCCAATTCTTATCTCCCTAGTTCGTCGTGCGCTTCCTAACCTAATCGCTTATGACATCTGCGGCGTTCAGCCAATGTCTGGTCCAACAGGCCTTATCTTTGCTATGCGTTCACGTTATAAGCAGCAGCAGGCACAGGGTGCAGGTTCAACTGGTGAAGCACTATTCTTCGAAGCCAACACAGCATTCTCTGGTCAGAACGCCGCTGGTGGTCTTGCCAACACAACAAGTGGTGCAACAGGTAACACCAATCCAGTATTGGATCTACTTGATTCAGACGTATTCGGCGTTGGTCGTGGTATGTCTACATCACAGGCAGAAGCACTTGGTGACGGTACAGCTGGTAACGCATTTGCTGAAATGGCATTCAACATTGACAAGGTCACTGTTACTGCTCGCAGCCGTGCGCTAAAGGCAGAATACACCACCGAGCTTGCTCAGGATCTTAAGGCAGTTCACGGCCTTGATGCTGAAACAGAACTAGCAAACATTCTCTCCACAGAGATTCTTGCTGAAATCAATCGTGAGGTTATCCGCACAATTTATCGTTCTGCTACAATCGGTGCCCAGTATGGTGTTACAACCGCTGGTACATTCGATCTTGACACAGACTCAAACGGCCGTTGGTCAGTTGAGAAGTTCAAGGGCCTAATTTTCCACATCGAGCGTGAGTGTAATGCTCTTGCTAAGGCAACCCGTCGTGGTAAGGGTAACGTCCTAATCGTTTCTTCTGACATTGCTTCTGCTATGGCTATGGCTGGTGTTCTTTCTTATACACCTGCTCTATCTGCCGACCTAACCGTTGACGATACTGGCAATACCTTTGCTGGTACTCTACACGGCGGCCGCATCAAGGTTTACATCGATCCTTACTTCGGTGGTTCTGCTAATGGTGACGAACTTGTAACCGTTGGTTATAAAGGAACATCCCCATATGACGCTGGTCTATTCTACTGCCCATACGTTCCACTACAGATGGTTCGTGCTGTCGGTCAAGATAGCTTCCAGCCAAAGATTGGCTTCAAGACCCGTTACGGCATGGTTGCAAACCCATTTGCTACCGCAGCAGGTGACGGTGTTGTCGGCGATAGAAACACAGCTAACCAGGCTAACATCTATTACCGCATCTTCCGTGTTCGCAATCTTTCCTAAGAGTTAGATGCGATTAAACTAAGAGCGGGGCTTCGGCCCCGCTTTTTTTATGTCTACTAAATAATAGCGGAGGATCATCATGGCTTTAGAATCTTTTGCTTCCAATACACCAGAAAATATGAGCATACTACAGGCAACGAAGTTTACCTTTCTGTTTCCTGACATGCCTTATCTAAAATACTTCGCACAGACTATTTCATTGCCTGGTGTATCAACCAGTGAAGTTATGGTTCCTACACCATTCGTTAACACATACAGACATGGTGATAAGCTAAACTTTGAGGTATTCACAATCACAGCATTGATGGACGAAGATTTGAGATTGTGGGAAGAAACATATAAATGGCTCAAGGGTCTTACCTCACCAACAGATAAGAATGAGTATCTTCGTAAAACAATCAAATCTCCACCAGATAAACTCTATCTCGATGGATTCCTAACAATCAATACAAACTCAAATAGACCTAATATAAAAATCAAGTTCCGTAACTGTCATCCCACATCTTTGGGTGCTATCAACTTTGACACCAAGGTGGATGCGGATACTATTCCTGTTTGCGATATCACATTCCGTTACGATTACTATGAAATAGAAAGAGTTTGATTTTTCCTAGGTGATGTGTTATAATGTGATTGTGAATAGGAGTTTATTATGAAAGCACCAGTGACTATTGATATTTTGATGAAGGAATGGTCTAATGATTCCGTCATCGATTCCACATCTATGGAAAAAGAACTTCTAAAGATTTCTCATCTACATGGCAAATATCTAAATGTTATGTCTCACCATAGACATTTAGCTAGAAAGATGGAAGCCGACTACAAGATTATGAAAGGACTTCGTGAGGAATACTATCAGGGTCATATGGCTAAGGAAGACCTTGATGAATATGGTTGGGAGCCATGTCAGCATGTTCTCACTAATCCACAGGTCGCAAGAAAACTTGAGACTGACAGAGAACTAAATAAACTGTTGCTCAAGAAGATCGCACACGAAGAAATTGTGGCATACTGTGAGAATGTTCTAAAGTCGCTACACTCCAGAACGTGGGATCTCGGAAACTATGTAAAGTATCTACAACTCACATCCGGTAAATAATGACTCATTTGATAATCTACAACCACGACGAATCTTATATCAAGGTCCAATGTGACGAATCGGTCGCATGGGAACTTAGAGACGCTTTCTCGTTTCGTCCACCAGGCTTTCAGTTTGTTCCATCTTATAGACAAAGAATATGGGATGGATATCTAAGAATGTTCAATCCACAATCCAGACAAATCTATCGTGGTCTAGCGCCACAGGTAATCAAGTGGGCCAACGAAAGAGGATATACTTACGAGTATGCCGAAGAAGACCTAGACAATTCATTTTCAGTAGAAGAAGCCAAGGAATATATCGATGGACTCAATCCTAAGCATTATCCCAGAGATTATCAAATTTTATCATTCGTTCATGTCATACGATCCAAACGTAGAATTGTTCTTTCTCCTACTGGTAGCGGCAAGTCTCTCTTGCTTTATCTTATATGTAACTACTTGCTCAGGCAAGGGAAAAGGGGACTGCTAATTGTTCCTAGATCAGCACTAGTAGAACAGATGTATTCCGACTTTGACGACTATTCAGCCAAGAATGGTAAAGATATGGAGAAGTATTGTCATCGTGTCTATTCAGGTAAGGACAAAGTTTCTAAAAAGCCTATTGTTATATCCACATGGCAATCACTACAAAGAATGCCTAAAGAATACTTTCAGCAGTTTGATTATGTAATCTGTGACGAAGTTCATCAAGCGCAAGCAAAGGCGCTAACTGATATTGTTTCTAAGTGTACCAAGGCTACTATTAGAGTTGGTGTAACAGGAACACTATCTGGTTCCAAGACACATGAATGGCAGTTGATTGGATTGTTCGGTCAGATTTACAAAGCAACGACCTCTGCCGAACTAATGAAGAAGAAGCAACTGGCGGAACTGACAATCAAATGCCTGTTGCTAAAGTATAGTGAGGAAGAATGTAAGTATATGAAATCTGCGGACTACAAATCCGAGATTGATTATATTGTATCTAATAAAGATAGGAACAAGTTTGTTTGTAATCTAGCATTGTCATTGGAAGGCAATACGCTTTTGCTGTTCAACTATGTTGATAAGCATGGTAAGGTTTTGTATGACATGCTAAAGGAAAAAGCCAAAGAAGGACGAAAGGTCTTCTTTATACATGGAGGAACAGATGTCGAAGACAGAGAACAAATTCGTAGAATCGTTGAAAGCGAGCAATCTGCCATTATTGTTGGCTCCGTTGGTGTTCTTAGCACTGGCACTAATATCGTGGCCCTCGATAACGTCATATTTGCATCTCCTTCCAAGTCCAAGATTCGTAACCTACAATCAATCGGTAGAGGCCTTCGGGTTAGTGACACAAAGAAATCCGCCACCCTCTATGACATTGCCGACGACTTTAGCTGGAAGTCCAGAGAGAACTTTACTCTCAAACATTTCTTTGAAAGAATCAAAACATACAACGAAGAACAATTCAAATTCAAAATCTATAAAATAAGCATGGTGAGATGATGGAAGATGATTATCCTGTAGCAAAGTTAGTTAGACTAAACAATGGTGATGATATTATAGCCGATGTGATAGAAATGGAGGATGAAGATGGTATTCTTTATATGCTATACAATCCACTCAAGGTCTATTACTCACATACAACTCATGTAGGATATCTTTCGGTATCGTTTCTACCATGGGTCTTTCCTAGAATATGTGAGCATCAAGAGTTCACCATTCATGCCGAGGACGTATTGCTCGTTAGCAATGTCTCTGACACGATGAATAAATACTATTGGGAGAATGTAACAGATTTAGTTTCAGTAAAGAAAGAACCTGCTCCTGAACCAGAAGAGGAATCTGTTATGGAAAATCTGCAAGAAATTTTAGCTAAGAGGACACTTCACTAATGGCTACTAACACAAACGAGTATCTTACACTAGATGACGCAGACCTAGTGGATGATTTCGGCTTTACCTTTGGAAATGAAGATGATATAGTAGCGGAAGCGATAGCACCTGTTTCGGATGAAATAGCAGACCTCAAGAAAAGACTGGAAGCAGTTCGTAAGATTTATCTTCCACTTCTACAGAACCTTGCTAAGAATTCCGATCAGCCTATCATCAAGTGGCCTGACCGCGGACCTGTGCTTAAAAAGCAAATAGACAAGTTGCTAATGCTAACGGAACCAGGTGTTACTGCTAAGTAGTTGCTTCGCAACTGTCTCGCTTCGCTCGACTACAGCATTTGGTTTAGATTTTCTATAGCAGTGGTGTTAATGCAAAGCCTATTATACCCATGTTTCAAAACCTTGTCAACCCCTAAAATGACAGAAAGTGATAAAAATGTTTAGTTTTTTTCATCGAACACCGGTGATACATCTTGACTGCTTTACCTATATGGGTCATATCTATGAGTTGACTCCTATCGTTTCAGCGGCAAAGGCAGCACCCGATTGGTGGAAAAAACTGGATTCAGGTCATTTGTCATACGATTGGAAATACTTCTCGCCTCCTCGCAAATCACTAACAATGAAAAGTTGCTATGGCTTTATTGAGTTATATAAGCGAGGCGTCATTCTTGAAAACTGGTGCGATCTAAGACTCCAGGTATCTGTTGATAATGGTTTCAAGTATATGCATTCCAGTGGAGATAAGCCTTCCGAGCATCCTCGTTTCCAGTTAGGCGAAGGTTTCAGAAACTTCTATCATCTAAAACTAACGAGTCCTTGGATCTTTCGTGAGAAAGAAGGCATCAAGTTCCATTTCAATGGTGCCATGTGGTCCATGGAAGACTATAACTTTAGAGTTGTCCCTGGTGTTGTGGATTATAGACTCAACGGATATACTAATGTCAATATAATGATTCCAAATGAGGTAGCAGAATACACTGTTCCTGTTGGTCAGCCTCTGGTTCATATCATTCCGCTGTCAGATAAAAAGTTGAAAGTAAAAAATCACTTGATTTCTAGATTTGAATATGATAATATGTTTAGACATTCGACATCTTACTATTCTGGTTGGAAAGCAGTAAACAAGCTATTACATAGAAATGAGAATAGAAAGTCTGGATGTCCTTTCGGATTTGGAGATTCAAGTTGACAAAAAAGAAAACCAATCATTACGTAGATAACCAAAAGTTTCTGGAAGACATTCTGGATTATAAAAAGAGATGCGCCGATGCTAAGGAGGCAGGGCTCGAAAAGCCACGTGTCACCGAATACTGCGGCAAATGTATATGGTTGATTACCGAGAACTTGGCACGCAAGCCAAGGTTCATGAACTATTCCTTTATTGATGAAATGAAATCGGACGCATTAGAGAACTGCTTCCTTTACTTTGACAACTTCAATCCTGATATCAGTCAAAATCCTTTCGCATACTTCACACAGATTATTTACTATGCTTTCCATAGACGCATCTCCAAAGAGGAAAAGAATAGATATATAATGTATAAGAAGTTCCAAGAAAGCGTATTATATACCAACGATGCGGATCTGATGGTTGACGGCGATGACAACCACTTGATTTCCACAACGATGTATGATAATCTAAACGAGTTCATCAAAAACTTTGAGGCAAGAGAACTTGCCAAGAAGGAAAAGAGAAAACTGGCTAAAGAAGGACTAGAGAAGTTTGTAGGAGAGGAAGATGAAGGAAGAGACGAAATTCGATGTGCCGTTTCAGGTACAGACACTAATAACGAATCTGAATGATAAAAAAGAACGGGTGCATGTTCGTGGTAACTATCGCATGAGATTAGAATCCATCAAACGTGCCTGTGAGAAAGCTATTATGGAATATGATGTTGAGATGGGTACCGTTCAGCCACCTCGTTTCAAGAAAGGGCAGCGGTAATGGATATAGATGATTTCGTCAAGGAGATTGACCAGAGTATAGAATGGTTCTGTGATAAGATAGTAGAACCTGTTCCTATCAATCCACAAGACAAAGAAAAGATCATGAAGCGGATGGCAACTTTGGGATGGCTAAGGGAATCAGAGATTGAAACGTATAAAATGGCTACCCGAGAGGATTGACGAAATCATTTTTCTGGTGTATACTGTATCCAAGAATATACTTTTAGACTTTTGGGAATGGTTTAGACGATGGTAAAGATTGCGATGCCCACTGATACACATGCTGGTATCAGAAACGATAATCCTGCGTTTCAGGCTTATCAAAAGAAATGTTGGAAGTGGTTCTTTGATTACATCGATGCTAATAACATCAAGCATGTTATCCATCTTGGCGATATCTATGATCGCCGCAAGTATGTGAACTTTATGTCCGCCAAGAGATTGCGGGAAGATTTCTTTGAGCCACTAGAGGAGAGAGGAATTGAAACTCACATTATACAAGGCAATCATGACTCTTATTACAAGGATACGCACGAAGTCAATGCCCTCGATGAACTTGTCGGTGGGCGATATCGTCACATTAGGACTCATAGCGTTCCTACTGTTATCAACATTGACGGCCTTGATATTCAAATAATGCCATGGATCACGGACTCTAACCGTGAGGAAGCATTAGAAGCAATCAAACATCCCAAAGCATCTATTCTCATGGGTCACCTTGAGTTGAACGGCTTTACTATGCATAGAGGACTTATATCAGACCATGGACTGGATCGCAAACTATTTGAGAACTTTGACGCTGTATACTCAGGTCATTATCACCACCGTAGCACTGTTGGTAATATTACTTATATTGGGGCCTTTGGTGAGTATACTTGGCACGATTACGGAGACCCTAGAGGATTTTCTACGCTGGATAGTAGGAACAAGAAACTAGAGTTCATACAGAATCCACATAAGATGTTCCGCATTGCCAAGTATGATGATGTGGCTAATCCTGAAATCATTGAGAAGATTCAGAACACAGACTTTAGCAAGTATAAAGACACCTATGTAAAGTTGGTTGTCGTAAACAAAAGCAATCCATATGCTTTTGACTTGCTCTTTGATTCTATCTACAAAGCAGGCCCGCTGGATATTCAGATTGTGGAAGATCCTAGCGTTTTACTAGATAGTGAAGATGCGGAAGAAATCGATGAGGCAGAAGATACGGTAACAATCCTCAGAAAATATATTGATGGGTTGACATTGCCTCTGAATAATGCTAAGATGAAAAACTTTATGATTGATGTATATCACGAAGCCTTACAGGTTGAAACAGTATAGGAAACTATGATATGAAGAAACACATTCCATGGATTGCGTTCATAATCGTTGGTCTGGTGCTTTTTGCTTTTTCTATGGAGTCAAGAGGCCGCAACGCTGCGAACGAAATCACATACTCAGATTTTATGGGTCAAGTTACTCGCAACAATGTCCATGACGTTACGATCAATAGTAATGAAATTACAGGACATTACAAGATTGACAATAGAGCATTTACTACCTATGTTGCCTCTCTTTCTAATCTAATCCCAAAGCTAGAAGAACATAACGTAGTCATTACGGTCAAGTCAGATAGCCCAGAAGCATCTTTCTGGACCACGCTATTTCTAAATCTATTGCCTGTTGTATTCTTCTTTGGTCTATGGATTTTTCTATCACGCCGTCAAGGTGGTGGTATGGGTGGTCCTATGAGTTTCGGCAAGTCTAAGGCGAAGTTGCTAACAGAAGCAAATGGAACAAAGACATTTGATGATGTTGCTGGTGTCGATCAAGCAAAGGAAGACTTACAGGAAGTTGTAGAGTTTCTACAGGATCCGCAGAAGTTTGAGCGTCTCGGTGGTAAGATTCCACGAGGCGTATTGCTCGTTGGACCTCCAGGCACTGGTAAAACTCTACTAGCAAGAGCGGTCGCGGGTGAGGCAGGCGTGCCTTTCTTTAGCATTTCTGGTTCTGACTTCGTTGAAATGTTCGTCGGTGTTGGTGCTAGTCGTGTCCGAGACATGTTTGAGCAAGCCAAGAAGAATGCTCCTTGTATTATCTTTATCGACGAAATTGATGCTGTTGGTCGATCAAGAGCAAACGGTATCTCTGGTAACGATGAAAGAGACCAGACGCTAAACGCCATGCTAGTTGAGATGGATGGCTTCAATGATAACGCTGGTGTTATCGTCATTGCTGCTACCAATCGTGTAGACGTTCTAGACAAGGCACTAACTCGTCCTGGTCGTTTTGATAGACAGGTTCAGGTACCTAATCCAGACTTTGTTGGTCGTGAAAAGATTTTGAAGGTTCACACTCGCAAAGTTCCGATCGGTCCTGACGTTGATCTAAAGACTGTTGCCAAGGGAACACCAGGTTTCTCTGGTGCTGATCTAGCTAATCTAGTCAATGAAGCGGCACTTCTGGCTGCTCGTCGGTCAAAGCGTATTGTTACAGGACAAGAGTTTGAGGATGCCCGTGATAAGATTTTGATGGGCGCCGAGCATAGAACACTATTGCTATCTGACGAAGAAAAGAAGATGACTGCCTATCATGAGGCTGGTCATGCTCTTGTTTCTCTCAATATGCCAGGTTCAACTCCTATTCACAAGGCAACAATCATTCCACGTGGTCGTGCGCTAGGCATGGTTCAGTCTCTTCCAGAGCGTGATCGTATCTCACTACACTATGATGAAATGATTGCCCAACTAGCAATGGCAATGGGTGGTCGTGTAGCAGAAGAAATGATCTTTGGTCAGGATAGAGTTTCTTCTGGTGCTTCTGGTGATATTCAGCAAGCAACGCAACTCGCCCGTGCTATGGTTACCGAGTATGGTTTTTCTCCATCATTAGGTAGAATGGCATACACAACACCTAATGCGGATATGTTCCATACCCCTAAGATTGCTGAAAAAACACAGCGAGTGGTCGATGAGGAAATCAAGCGTTTTGTTGAAGACGGATATCATACTGCTCGCCGTATTCTAGAAGAAAAGAAAAAAGACCTTGACACATTAGCACAAGGTCTGCTAGAATACGAAACACTATCAGGAGAAGAAATCAAGAACCTGTTAGAAGGAAAGAAGCCAACAAGAGAGTTTTAGTATGATAACATTCCATGTGATTAGATATAAGAACTTTCTATCATCTGGAAATGTGTTTACCGAGATTGAGTTAGACTCTCATAAGAACACCCTTATCATGGGTCACAACGGCGCAGGGAAATCAACATTGCTTGATGCCCTGTGCTTTGTTCTTTTCGGTAAGCCATTTCGTAAGGTGAACAAAGGTAATGTCGTAAACTCCATCAATAACAAAAACTGTGTCGTGGAGATTGAGTTCACCATCAACAATAAACTTTATAAGGTCATTCGTGGAGCCAAGCCGAATGTCTTTCAGATTTATTGCGAAGATAAGATGATCAATCAGGATGCCGCTGCTAAAGACTATCAGGAGCATCTTGAGAAGAATATTCTACGGATGAATTATAAGTCCTTTACACAGGTTGTTATTCTTGGCTCGGCATCGTTCGTTCCATTTATGCAGTTGTCTGCCAATGATCGTCGCTCGGTTATTGAAGACCTACTGGACTACAGATGAACAAAGAAGGCTTGGAGAAGAATCGTTTGCTTCTAACAAGCAAGGAAGAGAACAAGTCTTATATTGAACAGACTTTGGCTTCATTGAAGGCTAATAATGAAGAAAAGTTGAGAGAACTAGAATCGAAGAGAAGTGATCTTGAACAAGAATACATCAAGCAAGAATGTGTGGTCGAAAATCTAAAAATCGATTATGAGAAGGCCACCGAAAATGATCTTGATCTTTCACCTCTAAAGTCTAAGCATTCCAAAATGATTGGTCTCAAGGCAAAGATGGAAGGTAACATGGAGAGACTGACGAAGGAGGTAGAGTTTCTAAACGAGAATGATACTTGTCCGACTTGTCATCAATCCATTGACGCTTCATTCAAAGAAAATAGACTTGAGGAGATGGATTCCAAGGCAAGTGAACTAGCAAAAGGACTAAATAAGATTGCTGACCAAATCGATGGCGTATTGGCAGAAATCGAGAAGATAGATGAAGTTCTTCGCAACATCAACCAGATTAAAATGGATCTTTCATCTGCTAAGTCTTCCTATAACCATATTGCTAATAATCTTAGTCAAGTCACTAAACAGATTGAGGAGTTTGCCATATCTGACAAGACTACCCAAGAGTCAGAACGACAACTCACCACAGTCCAACATGATATTTCCGCCCTCGAAGAAGAAAAGAAGACCCTTTTAGATGATAGACAATATATTGACTTGGCAACAACTTTACTTAAAGATGGTGGAATCAAGACTAAGATCATTAAACAGTATCTACCAATCATCAATAAGCATATCAACAAATACTTGGCAAAACTGGGTTTCTTTGTCAACTTTCACATCAACGAATCTTTTGAGGAGTCTATCAAGTCAAGATACCGAGACGAGTTCTCCTATCAAAACTTCTCCGAAGGAGAGAAACTAAGAATCGATCTTGCTATTCTACTAACATGGCGTCAAATAGCCAAACTCAAAAACTCCGTGAACGTGAACATTCTGGTGTTTGATGAAATCCTTGATCGTGCTATGGACGCCACAGGCATTGACGAGTTTATCAAAATCATGTGGGAGATGGGCGACAAAGGTACCAACATCTTTGTTATCTCTCATAAGGATACAATGACCGATAGATTCCAGAGAACTATCAGATTTGAAAAGATAAAGAATTTTTCGGTCTTGACAAAAGAACCATAATGTTATATGATGTATGTCTAGCTGAAAGGAATAGATATGTTAGACAAAGATATTATCCGTGCTATGGCGAAAGCCGAACGAATGATGGATAGCGGAGAAATTCCATGGGTATGGGCACCTGGTCCTGAAGGAATACCTGAGCGTCTTGCTGTTTCGGATGAAGTTATGAAAGACCTTGGTCTTGAAACGGGACAGAATGTGAATAGTATGGTCCGTGATGCTATTATGATTATCAATCTAGAAAAGCTAGGCGAAAGATTACAAAAACTGGCTCAAAAGATGGAAGACTCACAGTTGAACGAAAACTTTGATTTCCGTAGCATGATGGGAGGCGACAATGCTAATGATCCTGAATGATATCAAATACGGTTATCAGACCTACAACCTAGATAATCTATGGACAGGTCTCTCTCAAATGGGATGGGTTGATGAAGTTTGATCATGAGTTCTTTCTAGAATGGACTTCGACGGCACTGGTTATCATCGGTGCCGTTTTAACTGCTTGGAATGT